AGAGAAAGAAAAGAAGCGGCGTGGGACAAACGCACGCATTTTTTCGATTGAAAAGTTGAGGGTCGGTCGATTTTTTGGCTGGAGCATTGCTCTACGGCCTATCGACGCACTATTCCACCTTTTTAGACTGAAGTCAAGGATATTTTCAAATGGCGCGACCAAGAACGCCAAAAGCCAAGGCGGAAATCACCGGCTATGCTGATAAGCAAAAAACTAAATTTGAATCACGCAATGAGCCGACCGTTGCCGATAATGTTGGCGACCCGTTTGAGTGGCTGAACGAACATGCGCAGAAGGCGTGGCAAGAAATAGCGTCTGAAGTTCCATGGCTTAATTGGAGTCATCGCGGACACCTGGCAATTGCAGCAAACATTCGCGGCAGAATGATGAAGGGTGATGACGTTGGCGTGCAAGCCATGAACCTTTTACGTCAATGCTATGGGCAGATGGGCGCTACGCCTGCTGACGCCAGCAAGGCTGGAGCGAAACCCGATGGCGAAAAAACAGATCCAGCCGACGAGTTCTTTGACTGAAGTTCCAAAGCATTTTAACCCACCTTACCCAACTGGGCAAGTTGATGAGTATGCCGAAAAGGTAATTTCAGGCGAGATTGTTGCTGGGCCGCACGTTCGCAATGCTTGCCACCGTCATAGAGATGACCGGCTTAATGGGCCAGCGCGCGGCATTCATTGGGATCCAGAGGCGGCTGATAGAGTTTTGCGGTTTTTCCCAGCTGTGTTGCGCCTGAATGGCGGTCAGTTCGAAGGACGCCCGTTTAACCCGCACATCTCGCAGAAATTCAAGATTGGCTGCATTTTCGGGTGGAAGCGCGTTGAATCGGATGGCGCTATCTTGCGTCGTTTTCGCCGTGCCTACATTGAAGAAGGTAAGGGAAACGGAAAGTCGCCGCTTGCCGCAGGCATCGGGCACTATTGTTTGACGGCCGATGGTGAGGCTGCTGCTGAAATTTATGCCGCGGCTGCCAACAAGGATCAGGCATTCGTTCTTTTTCGTGATGCGGTTGCCATGTATGAGCAATCACCAGCGCTGAAATCAAAGCTGAATCATTCTGGCGGCAATCCAGTCTGGAACCTATCTTATCTCAAGAAGCGTTCGTTCTTTCGTCCTATTTCGCGTGAAGGCGCGCACTCTGGGCCTCGCCCATATGTCGCTCTTTGCGATGAGATCCATGAGCACCCGGACGGCAAGGTTATTGAAATGCTGGAGCGCGGTTTTAAGTTCCGCCGCCAGCCATTGCTGTTCATGATCACGAACAGCGGCAGTGATAGAAACAGTATTTGCTGGGATGAACACCAGCATGCGGTGAAAGTTGCGGCGGGCACACAAACGCCAGATGATGATTTTTCGTATGTTGGCGAAGTCATTGACGACACGACATTTTCTTATGTGTGTGCTCTTGATAAAGACGACGACCCGTTCACTGACCCAACATGCTGGCAAAAGGCAAACCCGCTTTTTGGCGTGACGCTGAAGCACGATTACCTTGCTGGTGTGGTCAATCAGGCGAAAGACATTCCATCAAAGCGGAATGGTATTTTGCGTCTGCATTTCTGTGTCTGGACTGAAGCCGATACGGCGTGGATACCGCGTCCAATCCTTGAAACGGTTATGGCTGACTTCAACCCATACGTTAAAGGTGCCGGTCCAATCATGACATCTGGACTCGACTTGTCTGGCGCAAAGGATTTGACGGCAGCCGGTTTCGTTCGTGAGACTGGCACTAAGACAGTCAAGCGTGAGGATGGTTCTGAAGTTGAGTTGCCGACTTATGATTTGTGGATTGAAGCGTGGACGCCACGCGACACCATGGATGAGCGGTCGAAGACTGACCACGTTCCTTATCGCTTGTGGAACGAGAGTTTTCACAAAGACGAGAACGGAAACACTACTGACCAGCCATACATCCATGCGCCAGAAGGCGGGCGGGTACGGTATGACCATGTTGCGGCTTTGTTTGCGCGCTTGAACGCTGAATATGGCATCGGCGTGCTTGCCTTTGACCGATACGCTTTTGATAAATTCGAGCAAGAGCTTGATGAGTACGGCGTTGAAATCAAAACTGTTGCCCACCCACAAGGTGGGAAGAAACGCGCAAAGCCAGATGAAGCAAAGGTTCAGGCAGCTAAAGACGCTGGGCTCGAAGCTCCGCTTGGCCTTTGGATGCCGGGGTCTGTGTCTGCATTGGAAACCCTCATTCTTGAGGGCAGAATCAGAATGCGGCGCTCTCCAGTACTTCTTGGGGCGCTGATGGGTGTTGCAATCGAGACTGACCCACTCATGGGGAATCAGTGGTTTTCGAAAAAGAAAAGCACTGTGCGAATCGACCCTGCTGTGGCTTCCGCAATGGCGGTTGGGGCTGCTGTTGATGGCTTCGTTGATGTCAAGCCGGTCGCCTCGCCCTGGGAAAATCCAGAATTTAAACTGGCAGTTGCCTGACGGCGGCAAGGAAAATCAATGTTCGGACTCACCACTACGCGCGCCGCCGAAAAAAAGGCGACGCAAGCCGCAGCAGAGGTGCGCGCTAGCCTTGAGAGCCCCAGCGTACCGCTTTCGGATGTAAGCGCATGGCGCAACCTAATGGGCGAGTGGCACGCGGTAGCCGGGGTTACCGTTACGCACGAAACAGCACTTGAGGTTCCGGCTGTGTGGTGCGCAATCAACTTTATTGCGAACACCATTGCAAGCCTTCCGTTGCAGGTATTTTCGCGCACTGGAGACGGACGCGATACGGCGGAAAAAGATCCGCTTTATGGCATTCTTCATGACGCGCCAAATGAAGAATTGACTTCATTCATGTGGCGCAAAGGCATGATGACTAATGTTCTGCTTCGCGGACGTGGCGTTTCGTTCATTGAGCGAAACCTTGCTGGGCGCGTCATGAATATTTGGCCGCTCGACACCGAAAACTTAACTGTAGAGCGAGTTAACGGACGCAAACTTTACCACTATACGGACGGAGACCGAAAGGTAACGTACGCAGCGAGGGAAGTTATAGACCTGACCTTCATGCTTCAGGCAGATGGCGTCAAGCATGTTAACCCTGTTGGTAAACTCAAGGGCGCTGTTGGGCTTTCCTTGGCTCTTGAAGAGTATGCCCGCAAGTTCTTTGCGAACGGCGGCGTTCCCCCCCTCGCGCTATACGGGCCAATGCCGTCACCTGGGGCTGCTGGCAGGGCGGCAGCAGACGTAACGCAGGCGGTTAAAGACGCCAATGCAGAGCGTCGAAACGTCATGATCATGCCTTCAGGGCACGAATTGAAGCCTATAGGCGTTGACCCAGACAAATCGCAGATGGTCGAGTCTCGCCGGATGCAAATTGAGGAGGTTGCCCGCATTTACGGCATACCGCCTGTCTTTTTGCAGGATTTAACCCACGGCACATTCAGTAATACGGAACAGCAGGACTTGGCGCTAACCAAGCACTTGATTTCGCAGTGGCTGAAGGCTTGGGAGCAAGAGCTTAATTTGAAGCTGTTTCCGGCGCGCAATCGTACAAAGTTTTGCGAGTTCAATATAGACGGGCTCCTTCGTGGGGACTTCGCTACGCGGATGGCTGGCTATGCCACGGCAATCCAGAACGCGATCAACACGCCGGACGAAGTGCGCGCGATGGAGAACTGGCCAAAGCAGGGCGGGGAGGCAGAGAAGCTGCACATCCAAGGGGCAACCGTGCCTCTTGGCTCGCAGAATATTGCGGGTGGCACTGCGCCGCCTGCCTCCAATGATAACAACCCCACTGACGGGACACAAGCCACATGAGCAAGATTGAAAAGCGTGGCGGCCTACTTGGCGTCGAAGCGCGCGCTATAGATGAAAAGCGAACGCTGGTTGGATATGCGTCCGTCTTCAACTCACCGGCAGACATCGGCGGGTATTGGACCGAGATGATTGCGCCGGGTGCGTTTGCTTCTCAGTTGACTGCGGATGTTCGCGCCCTCGTTGACCACGACTCCGGCAGGGTAATCGGTCGAACCAAGAGCGGCACACTTCGCCTGTCTGAAGATGCAAAGGGGTTACGTGTTGAGGTTGATGTCCCTGACACAACTAACGGCAACGACCTTTGGGTGCTTGTAGAGCGTGGCGATATTTCCGGGATGAGTTTCGGCTTTCGCGTCACCAAGGAAGCTTGGGATGAAACCGTTGACCCTCCTACCCGAACTATTCAGGCGGTTGAGTTGACGGAAGTTTCTGCGGTTGCCTTCCCGGCATACGATGACACGACTATCGGCAAGCGATCCCTTGATGAGTGGCGTTCAGCTAATCCACAAAAGCCACTTGCAGAAGAAACAGAAGATCCGGCGGCAGCGCCGGTAACGCGGGCCGCACTCACAAAGGTGCGCCTGAAAATGAGCCTTGATCTAAAGGCTCGCAGCACGCGCTGAACAGCGCTGCCACTCACCCGAACATACCGATAACAGGACCGCCTCTGAGTGGTCTTTTTCGTTTGGAGCACACATGCCTACAATTCTTGAAATGCGTGAAAAGCAGCAGACTCTTGTTGCAAGCGCCCGCGCACTGCTTGCTGACATCAAAGACGACACCGCAGAAGCGCGTGTTGCCGAACTAGAAACGCAGCACGATGCGGCTATGGCCGAATTTGACAAGCTTGAAGCTCGTATCAAGCGCGAAGAGGCTGCCGAAGAGCGTGAGCGCGCCCTCAATGAGGCAGATTCTCGCCGCCCTGTGGCCGATACCCGCGCTGGCGACAAGAAGGTCGAAAAGACCGCTGACGAGCGCTATGCTGAAGTATTCCGCAGTTTTTTGCGCGGTGGGCGTTCCAGCCTTTCCGTTGAAGAGCGCGCGATTCTAAAAGCCGTTGAAGAGAGAGGCCAGTCAGTCGGCACTCAGACCCAGGGCGGCTACCTTGTCCCTGGCGTGTTCATGGCTGAACTCATCAAGTCACTGAAAGCTTGGGGTCCGATGCTTGATCCTGGCGTCACCCGCCGTCTTGATACGGCAAGCGGTGCGACTATCACCATGCCATCTATGAACGACACCGCAAATGTTGGCGCGCTCATCGGCGAAAATCAGCAGGTATCTGTCTCTGAAATTGCTTTCGGCACCAAGTCGCTTGACGCCTACAAATACACTTCCGGCGTAGTGCTTATTTCCGATGAGCTTTTGCAGGATGCCGTCATGGATGTCGAGGGCATTGTTCGCGATGCAATGGCAGAGCGCATTGGCCGCATCGCTAACACACATCTGACGACTGGCGACGGCGCTTCTAAGCCCAATGGCATTGTCACAGCCGCTGGCACTCAGGCTGCCGCTGGCGCTGCCGCCATCACACTTGACGACTTTATCAACCTTGAGCATTCAGTTGACCCGGCCTATCGTTCTGACCCTTCTGTTTCCTTTATGTTTAACGACGCCACACTGAAGGCTGCACGTAAGCTTAAGGATCTTGATGGCAACTACATCTGGCAGCAGGCCGATGCGCGCGGTGGCGCTCCAGCAACGCTGCTGGGCTATCGCTACTCCATCAATCAGGCCATTGCCGACATCGGAACAGGCAACAAGTCCGTGGTGTTCGGTGCCATGAACAAGTACGCGGTTCGAATGGTGATGGAATTTGCCATGAAGCGCCTTGTTGAGCGGTACGCTGATTATGGTCAGGTTGGCCTTATCGGCTTTATGCGCATGGACGGCGAATTGCTCGACACGGCAGCCGTTAAGACTCTGCTGCATCCTTGATCATAATGGCGTCACTCGAAGGGGTGACGCCAACACCCCATGGAGGGCAGAATGCTCGTAAAAGTTAACACAAGCCTTGCCGGAGCTGACTTTTCCTTTCGCCACGGAGAGGAAGTAGATATCGAGGTTTTTGCTGCCCTCGTTGGGAATGGATGGGAAGGTCTTTGCGCCCCAATCGTGAATGACGGTAAGCTGGAATCTACGATTGGGGCACCAGTCATTGACGTGGTTGATGAAACCGCAGACTTGCCTACTGCTATTGAAAATACCTCTAAGCGCGGACGGCGAAAATGAGTGTATGGACGCGGTTGGTCAGGACTGTGGCCCCAGCGTCTCCGGTTTTATCATTGCCAGAAGCAAAGCGTCATTTGCGCGTCTTACACGATGATGATGACGATGACATTATGGCTATGATTGCCGCAGCAATAGACGCTATTGAAGGGCCAAGCGGCATTGGAATTGCACTTTCCCCGCAAACTTGGAGGTTGTCATATGATCACTTCCCCTGCGAAATTATCGTTCCTCTTGGCCCGGTAACGGCAGTCACGTCTGTTTCTTACACGGACAGGAACGGGTCGCCGCAAACGGTCCCAAGCCTACGATTTGATCTGGACGAAAGCCCATTGCGCATATGGCCTGCACGAGACACGTCTTGGCCGGAAATATACTGCGAACCTGGCGCTGTGAAAATAACATTTGTCTGTGGTTATCCAGAACTTCCACAAGACCTGCGGTGGGCAATCCTTCTTCTTGTTGGGCATTTCTACCAAAACAGAGAAGCCGTTACCTATGACCTCAAGGCGATGGATTTGCCTATGGGTGTCTCGTCAATTTTGGAGCGATACCGAGTAGGCCGCTTCGCCTGATATTCGCGGCAATGACCGCAGAAGGAAAACAAATGCCAAATCGTGAAATCCATAATACACTGCACGTTGTTCCGCTTATTGCGCCCGTTGCCGCACGCACGGATAACACTGCGGTTGTGTCTGCCATTATTGACACGGCAGGATACAACGCCTGCGAACTCGTTATTGTTACCGGCACCAACACAGACACTAACGCTACCTTTGCGGTGACCGTTGATGAAGGCGATGCCTCCGATCTGACAGGTTCCAATGCCGTTGCTGCAAGCCAGCTTGTCGGTACCACAGCTCTCGCAAGCTTTACGTTTGCTGATGACGTTGAGTGCCGAAAGATTGGCTATATTGGTACCAAGAGATATGTCCGACTCACCGTGACCCCAACCGGCAATGACTCCGGCAACATCTTCCTGTCTGGCGTTGCCGTGCTTGGCTACTCGTCCACCAAACCTACCGCCAACCCGCCGCAGTGATCTAGCCTTGCGGAGCGCTTTCGGGCGCTCCTATTTACCTTTACGAAAAGGAGCCAATCATGGCAGACCTGACAATCACCGCGGCAAATGTGGTCGCCGGCGCGAACAGCGCAAACCTTACCGGCGTAGCCGGGGCGGCAATTACCGCTGGCCAGGCGGTTTACCTCGCCGCGGCAACCAAGAAATGGCTGTTGGCAGATTCCAACAGCGCAACCGCAGAAGTGAGGCAGGCCACCGGCATTGCGCTCAACAGCGCGGCGGCAAACCAGCCTATTTCGGTCCACAAGAGCGGCGATATTACAATTGGCGCAACGCTTACGGCGGGGACAGCCTATTATTTATCCGACACGCCCGGTGGGATTTGCCCTCTGGCTGATGTCGGTAGTGGTGAATATGTCTGCCAGATCGGTTTGGCAAAAAGTTCGGCGGTACTTTCCGTGGACATTCAATATCCTGGGGTTAGCCTATAGCTTGCTGATTTCCCCATAAAATCTTATATATAGGTTGCTTGGCTAGCTCGACGGAGCGAAAATCGGTTATCCAGCCGCCTGCCAAGCACCACATCTGGATAGTGAGAGGGATACTCGCGATGGAATTTTACACGTACATTTGGCGTGATACTAACGGCGTGCCTTTCTATGTTGGGAAGGGCAAGGCAGGTAGAGCATTTGATGTAAAGCGGCGCTCCGAGCAGTTCAAGACAAAAATCGAAGCAGGCGGGTGCAATGTAGAGATCGTGGATTGGTTTATCCACGAATCGCAAGCTCATGCGCATGAAGTTGAATTGATTGCGCGCTATGATCGTGCCGCAATTGAAGCTTGGGGCCTTGGCAACTGCTATCTGAACTTTCCTGATAAAGTGGAAGCTGCATGACGTGGGTTCGCTTCATTACCAACTTCGATTTCAAACCGCGCCCGTCCATCACTTTAGCATTTAAGGCTGGCGACGTGCGCAATGTAACGCGCGCGTGCGCCGCTGCTGCGATAGAGCGCGGCAAAGCGGAAAAAATAGAAAGGCCAGCCAATGCCAGCAGGAACTATGCGCGCAAGGCTGTCATTTCAGCAGCGCACGACGGGCGATGATGGGTTCGGAACGCCTGTAGTTGGTGATTTCGCAGAAGTATTCCAAGACTTTGCCGAGATCACGCCGCGCATGGGGTCGGAAGCCGTCATGGCGTCCCGCCTGAACGGGTTGCAGCCGGTGACGATAAAGGTGCGCAGCCACACAAAAACACGCGCTATTGACACTACATGGCGGGCTGTGGGGCGTGGTAGTGAGGTTTACTCAATCACGTCTCCTCCCATCAATTCCGATCAGAAAAACGACTGGATTGAGATGCTGGCAACCGTTGGCACGCAGGTAGATGGCTGATGGCAATCAAAGGACTCGATAGCCTGAATCGAAAATTGCGCGCCTTGCCGCTAGTTGCTGAAAAGCGCATTCGGCAAGCCATGGAACAAGGCGCGGATGAAATTGTCGCGATGATGAAGTCGCTTTGCCCTGCCGATAGTGGTGACTTGAAAAAGAGTATCGCGTGGACGTGGGGGCAAGCGCCCAAAGGCGCACTGACTGTGGCAAAAGTCAAGCAAGCCAGCGGCGAAAACACGTTGACGATCTACGCTGGCAACGCTGAAGCTTATTATGCGCGTTTTGTGGAATTTGGTACGGCCTCGCATATTGCTGGCGGTGAGTTTGCTGGCGCGACTATCCCGGCTATTCCAGCGCAGCCATTCTTTTATGTCAGCTTTCGCGCCAACCGCCGAAAAGTAAAAGGCCGCATCACACGCGCCATCAATAAGGCAGCAAAAGAAGTTGCGGCAGGCGGCGGCAAATAGCACCGCCAAGGACACCCAATCATGGACCCAATTTATGAGCTGAAGGCTGCGATAATCACGCGGCTTCGGGCTAATACGGCTATTGTGGCGTTTTGCGGCAACCGCATTTATGACCGCCCGCCAGCTGGCACGCTTACCCCGCCTTACATCTCACTGGGTCCATGGGACGCGATCACAGAGGATGCGGAATGCATTGATGCGGTTGAGATCACCGGGCAAATTGATGTTTGGTCTTGGGGCGCAAATGAAGCCTTTGGCAGCGCCGAGGCGAGCAAGATTGCGGGCATTATCCGCGCATCACTGCATGACGCCGAGATTATCATTGGCACCAATGCCGTCGCAACAATTAACCACCGCATCACACGCCTGCAACGCGAAAGCGACGGCGCAACCAATCGAGCGATTGTGACGATCACAGCGCTTGTTGAAGTCAATTAGCGGCTACCGACCGCAACCACCAAACATAGGAGGCCGCTGTGGCTCAACCGATCACAACACGCTTTGGCAAATTTCGGATTCTACTAGACCTTGCTGGCACTGGCACATATAGCGCGCCTTGCGGCTTTACCAGCAAGAGCTTGACGCTCAATAAATCACTGTCTGAAGTTTCAATTCCAGACTGTGACGATCCTGATGCTCCTATCGTCATTGCCCGCGATGTTGAATCTATTAGCGCCTCCGTATCCGGTGAAGGCGTTCTTGCCGCATCGGCTATTGTGACGTGGCTTGATGCGTACGAAGGTACGAATTCCGTCGCTGTGAAGGTCGAAGTTGAGTTTTCGACTGGAACCGTGACTTGGACAGGCAATATGCACATTGAATCACTGGAAATCGGCGCAGAACAGGGTGGACGCGCTATCTTGAACGTTTCGATGCAATCTGATGGCGCTCTTGTTCGCACGGATACATTCTGATGTCTCGTGACGCCAGCATAGAACTGCCAATCTGGGACGGAAGTTATACCTTCCGTCTCGGTTGGGGAGAATTGGCGCTACTGCAAGAAAAATGCGATGCAGGCCCTTACTACATCCTCAACCGGATGCAGGCAGGCGCATGGCGACTGGAAGACATTGAAGGGTGCTTGCGGCTTGGCCTTATCGGTGCAGGGCGCAAGCCTGAAGAAGCGACCAAGCTTATCGCCACGCATGTCAAGAGCCGACCTGCCGGTGAATACGTGTTGCACGCCACGCTTGTTTTGCAAGCCGCCCTTCTAGGCGCGCCGGATGAACCGTTGGGGGAGCCAGAGGCACCAAATCAGACGGACCAATAGATGACCTGCCGAGAGGTAAGATCCGGTTTGGTGCCATTTACGGCACGGCTGCTGCGATAGGATGGACCATTGCAGATGTGAAATCGTGCAGCATGTGGGAGTTTATGGCAGCCGTTGAAGGCTACGTGAAAGCCAATTCACCCGATGACGGAAAGCTGTCAAGCGGTGAGGTTGATGACATGTGGCAGTGGCTAGAAGCTAAGGCTGCTTCTGACTAGCTATGAGTGCGATGAGTGCAGCGGCTTGGCGGTCGCTGGCTTCGCGTATAGCTATCAGGTTGTTGAGTATCGCACCAAGGGCATAGATGCCCGCGCCGGAAATCATAAATGGCAAAGCGTACACAAGCAACATGACGCCGCCGCCGCGCGTTGTTATTGCTGCGACTATGACGCCAGCAAGTGTTAGCCAAAACACGGCTCCACCAGCAATCTTTAAAAATCCATCCATGCCCATCTCCATTTTGATGACTTTTATATTAGTCGCATAAAAAACAAAAATGTCAAGCAAAAAGGTAAAGTCATATGGCTGCAACAGATCTTGAGCGCCTAGTTGTGCAACTTTCTGCCGACATTACCAAATATAACAACGCGATGAACAAAGCGCTTGGACAGACAAATAAGCAAGCGCGCGCTATCGAAAATCGCTTTGCGAAGATGAATAATGGCATTAGCGCTGATTTTTCAGGGTTGGCCGGGAAAGCTGCTGCTGCTTTTGCGGCTATCGGTGGCGTTACCGCTTTTAAAGAATTGTCCGACGCGGCAACGCGCATTGATAATTCTCTGAAGGTAGCTGGCCTTTCCGGTGCGGAGCTGGAAAAAGTGTATCAGAGCTTGAATAAGGCTGCCGTAGAAAATGGCGCTCCACTAGAAACTCTCGCTGAGCTTTATAGCCGAGTGGCGCAGAACCAAAAAGAGCTTGGTGCGTCATCGACTGATCTTACCAGTTTTACTGACAATATTGCGTTGGCTTTGCGCGCCTCTGGCAAATCTGCTGAAGCGTCAAGTGGCGCATTATTGCAGCTTGGGCAAGCGCTTGGTGGCGGGACTATCCAGGCTGAAGAATACAACAGCTTGATTGATGGTCTCCCAACCGTGCTTCAGGCAGCTGCGGCAGGCTTAAAAGAGGCGGGCGGATCTGTCGCGAAGCTCACTGCATTGGTGAAGGACGGAAAAGTCTCCAGCGAAGTTTTCTTCCGAGCCTTCGAAGCTGGCGCGCCGATGTTGCAAGAAAAGGTCGCTAACTCTGTCTTCACAATTGAGCAATCTCTTGGAAACTTGAAAACCGCATTGATTGATTCAGTCCGTGAGTTCAATAATGCCACTGGTGCAAGTGAAAGTTTTGCTGGTGGAATTAACACGATAGCCAAAGCGATCAACGATTTCGATATAACAAGTCTGATCAATAAGATTCGTGAGGCGAAAAACGAGCTTGACGCATACCTGAATAGCATTGGTAATGCTGACGTATTCAAAAGTCTAAACCAAACGCTTGGCGCTACTAACGCCAACAACGAGATCATCAACCCTGATGTTTCGGCAGCCAACGATAAAATTGCTGGTCTTGAGCGCGACCTTGCTTTGTTGCAAGAGCGCATCGGCATGAATACCGAAATGGGCTTTGATAATACCGAAGCTCTTGCTCGTATTGGCGAAGTGCAGGCGGCATTGGCCAGCGCAAGGGCTGCTGCTGCTAATTTGCCTGCGACAGTGGATTCATTGAATGTTGTGCCAGGATCTGGGATCGAGCCTACCGTTGCCACAACAAATGGCCAAATGGGCGGTTCAAGTACACGCGCTACGAGGCGCGCGAAGGTTACCCCTGTTTCCATCACTGATTTCAAGCCACCAACTACCAAAGCAAAGAGCGGCGGCAGTGGCACCAAGAAAGAATCCGACTACGAAAACGAAATCCAAAAAATCAGAGAGCGCACCGCATCTTTGCAGGCTGAAACAGCCGCGCAAGCGCTTGTTAACCCGCTCATTGATGACTATGGTTATGCGTCAACCAGAGCAACTACAGCCCAAGAACTGCTAACGGCCGCTCAAAACTCTGGCTTGGCGGCGGGCAAGGAGCTGAGTAGCGTTGCGCAACTCTTGAGCGGCGATTTCGCTGGTCTGTCTCCGGCGGCACAGGCGCAAGCCCAATCAATGTTGACGCTTGCTAATGGCTATGCGGCCGCATCGGCTGGTGCTGAGAACTTGCAAGATAGCCAGCAAAGAGCGCGTGAAGCGGCGGATGAGTTTAAATCAACCGCAAAGGACGTTACGAGCGGGTTTATTTCCGACTTGCGCAGTGGTGTTTCGGCAGCCGATGCGCTATCTAACGCCTTGGACAAGGTTGTTGATAAATTGCTGGACGTTGCGCTCAATAGCGCGTTCGGGATTGGCGGTGGCGGTGGCTTTTTGTCGCTGTTCGGGCTTAAGGACGGCGGAGCGGTCAAGGCTTACGCCGGCGGCGGCAAGGTGTCTGGACCAGGTGGCCCACGCAGCGACAAGGTGCTTGCGCGCCTTTCCAATGGTGAATTTGTTGTCAATGCAGCCGCCACGAAGAAAAACCGTGCGTTGCTAGAGGCGTTGAATGGTGGGCTACCTGCCTTTGCAAATGGCGGCATGGTTGGCTCCGCGCCTAGCTTGCCGTCTATCAGCAAGGCGGGCAGCGGCGCTGGGTCATCTTACGCGCCAACCTATGTCATTGACGCACGTGGCGCTGATCAGGCAGCTGTGGCGCGTCTAGAGCGCGGGCTTGCGGAACGTGACGCCACGGAAAGCAAGCGGGTTGCCGGATACAATCAGCGCAGCCAGGTTCGCAAAACAAGAGCTTAAAAGGAGCCGACATGGCACGACTATTGAGCTGGCCTGTTGGCTTGCGTTGGAACAAATGGAAGTGGCTTGCTGGGCCTGAATCAATTGGTTCTTCTAGCAGCACTTCTGTTGGCGACTTCACGCAAACGGTTGCATCGCCGTTCGGCGCACGACACATTCAATTGTCGTTTCCAATCCTAAAAGGTAAACAAGCCCGCCGAGCGCGTGGGCTTGTTACGGCACTGCATAAAGGGGCCAACGCTGTTCGATTGCATATGTGCGATTGGGACGGCATGTCTTTAGCGGACGCTGGCGTTTCCGTCACTAAAGCACAGCTGCAGGCTGGAGCGCCATGGAACAATGGGCTTGGATTCGACAACGGAGAAAACTTCCATATCTCAAAGCCGAATGTTGCTGTTTCTGAAGCGGCGGCAATAAATGCAACCATCATCCAGCTATCTGATCAGTTCTGGGGACATGAACTTGGAAGCGGTGATTGGATTGGCTTCTTCCCGCTGCACTTTGGCCTTTACGAAGTCACCGAAGATTTTGGCGATGGGCGTTATCGCATTTGGCCCCCATTGCGCAAGGCTGTTCCGGTTGGAAGCTATGCCACGCAATATCCAACCATGGCAATGCGCTTGAAAGCTGACAACTTGCCGGATGCTGATCGTGGCGCGGCTTTTCTTGAGGGGCTTACGATTTCTCTTCTGGAAGTGTTCGACTACGACGCGCGGGATTATTTCAATGACTGATCGTGACGTTACTACAATGCGCCGCCGCCAATTGGCCGCGCTTCATACGCAAGAGATGCAGGATGCTTTGTTCCCGCATGTCGGCAGGCCGGACGATGAAATCAGCGATGAAGAAAAAGCCGCCACACAAGCAAATGTCACAGCATTGGCGGCGGCGCATCGTGCAGAAATAAAGGCTTGGCAGGCCGCAAATTGAGGTTCTGACATGGCTAATATTTTTTCAGCAGACGACCGAGCTTTTTTACGCAGGCCGCATATTTCCCGCGTTTGGTTTGCCGAACTCGATTTGCCATCCGGGATAACGAGACTGCACAGCGGTGCCGGTCGCGTTATCGTTGGTGGCTATGAATGGCGCGGGATTACCGATCCAGGCGGTAATCAATTGGTTTCGGTTGGCGCTGTTGAGGAGCCTCGCTTTGGTGCCGCCGCTAAAATCGACATTGTGATCAGTGGCGTCAATATCGACTTGCTGCGCTATATCAAAGACACAGCGCGAGCGATGGAAGGCCGAAGAGCAAATATATATTGGTGCGCGTTTGACCAAGAGACTGCGGATCCGTGGTCTGGTGGAATGAAGAAGCTCTGGCCGGGGCGTTTATCGTCGCCAGTCATTCGCTGGGCCGGTACTGGCGTGCGAACCATATCGCTTGCCGTTGAAGGCCCATGGCAAAGCCAAGATTATGCGTTTGGCGGAAAATGGAATCCGGCTGATCAGCGGCGGCGCTATGCTGGCGACAAGGGCTTGGATTTTGTGGGTGTCGAGGTGCAGGAGATTATCAAAGCATGAGCGATTTTGATCTTGCGGCTAGAGCGCTTGCGTACGCCGAGGCATCCATCAACGAGCCTACGGTTTGGGGCGAAAGCGATTGCACTGCTTGGGCGCGCAGATGGGTTGAGCAAATCCACGGCAAGCGCATGAAGCTTCCTAAGTGGTGCAGCAAAGAGCAAGCTCTGGCTTATATCGAAAAGGCGGGCTCGCTCGAAAATCTTTGGTCTCCAGCAGTTGAATCCTACGGTTTGCGTGTCCGCTACGGTGAGCCGCAAGCTGGCGATGTTGGCATTATCAAGACACATCTCTTCCCGCAAGTCGGCGGAATTTTCTTGGCTCATGGTCTTTTTGCGTGGCGCGCAGAGCCGCACGGCGCGAGAGTAATTAGGCCGCGTCCGAAAACAATTGTCAAGGTTTGGGTGTGCAATGAAACTATTTAGAGTTCTTCTGCTCACCGGAGCGGCGTATGCTGTAGCAACGCAAGCTCACGCTGAGGTCGTCAGTTTTTCAATTTTCAGTGCACTTTACAGCATCGGTGTTTCCGGTGCTGTTGCCAACGCTATTTCTCTCATTGCAATTCCAGCGCTTGCTATTGGTGCATCGCTGGTGTTTGGGAAACAAAGCAGCGCATCCGTTACCGCAAGCGACGCAAAAAGCACTTTTGAGACTAGCGAATCGCAGGTTATTGAGGGCATTGGCCGGGTCAGGATTGGGGGGCTGAATGCCTTCGGTAATTCTGACGGCTCCACCCGCGCACGGTTGATTTGCCGGTTGCAAGGCCCGATTGACGCGGTTGAAGAATATTACATTGGCGGGCGCGAGGTTGTTGTAGACACGGACGGGTCAGTCAGTTCGCCTCCGTGGGCAAGAGCTGGTGGGTCGTGGTGCAATTGGCAGGACAAAAAAGGCGACGGCTCGGAAACTGCATGGTCTGGCCTAATGTCACTGTTCCCCGCGCTGTGGACTTCCGATCACAGAGCGAGAGGCATAGCGCAAAGCCAGATTATCTGGTACAATCCCGGACTTTCTGAGGATAAATATTTTACCCTTTATCAGGGGGGCATACCAGACACGGAACAGCTTATTCGTGCATCAAAAATCTACGATCCACGAACTGGCGCGACCGCATGGTCAGATAATGGCGTGCTTGCTTGCGCTCATATTTTGCAGCGTGATCCTGTTTTTACAGACGACACAATTGATTGGGGCTTGATTGCGTCTGAAGCCAATAAGGCAGACGTTCTAGTTGCCACCCGTACCGGCACGGAAAAGCGTTCGCGCGCGTGGGGTGTTTGGGGTTGGGAAACCAGTCGAAGCGAAGTCATGCAGCAGCTCATGGATTCCGTTGGCGTTGAATTGCGGACAACGGACGTTGGTAAGGTTTGGTTCCAGTTGATTGACGACGATCACGCGTCTGAAGTTGATTTTGGACCGAGAGACGGCGTTGAGGTCTCTTGGCGAAGTGGGCCTGAAGCCGTAGAGCGTCCAAATATTTTGCGATTGAGCTATTACTCGCCAGAGCGGAATTATGAATCGGCTGAAATCGATTTGATTGGCAAGGCGTGGGCAAGCGTTGATGACGAGGTTGCTCGGTATGGTCCGAAATACCTTGACATCAACCTTCTTTTCTGCCCGTCCGCAAGCCAGGCACAGAGAATAGGTCGGCGCAAGTTTGCGCAGGCGCGCGGCGACACAGGATCAATCAGTACTGACATGGCTGGTCTTGCCGCATGGGGGCTGCTTTATGCGGAGGTTGCGTTGCCCGATTTGGGCGATGTGCTGCCTGTGCGAATGGAAGCGCCTCGCGTAAACGACGACAACGGTACAGTTGAAATTCCTTTCTCTGTGTGGCCAACATTGACAGCGTGGAACCCGGCAACAGACGAGGCGGCGGCACCAGACCCAATCCCAGATTTTGAATATGAATCTGACTTGACGACTCCGAACGCGCCAAACGACGCCACACAAATCACATATCCAGATGGCGGCAAAGAATTTCGCGTTGGGTATTCTTTGCCTGCACAAACGATTGATACAATTGAATGCACGTATCGTTCTTATACTTCTGGACTGCCAAACTCTTGGACTGGCATGACGGAAAGCAGCAACGTCTGCGCGTTTGCGAATGTCGATCTTACCGGGTCTACTATTGATGCTCGCGTTCGCGTTTTTTACGAGGATGATGGCAGCTATTTTTCGCCGCTGCTTAATGCAGGCGTTGGACCAAACAACACTGCCTGTGGAGCTCCGACCGCAACTGGCGGCATAACTACGCCGGACGGCGGCATACCAACCCTAAACTTGTCCGTTACGGTTCCAGAGTTGCGCGCCGCATCTGTCACGCTGGAGAGAAGTGTCGGCGGAGTATGGTCTGTCGTTAGCCACCAAAACATTAGGCCGGGTCAGACGATTACGTTTTCCAGCGCCGCTCTGACCGGATCTTCGGTCACGACATATTGGCGACTGCAAACGCGCACGTCGAATGGGACTGGCGGGCCTTACGCTACCTACGCATACACCACTGCCGATACAAGCGGCGGAAGCGGCTAACACAGCACAAAGAATCCAAAGAAGGAACTACAAATGGCACTCGTAACAAAAACAGCGCAAGACATTTTTGCACCTGCAGATAACAACGGCCAACCGCGAGCCCCCTCACTTCAGGAGGTGCAGGTATGGGGTACGGAGATTGAGAATGTCGCAACCGCGCTTGCAACGGCTTCCGCTGCGTTTGATACTCGCGCTAACCTGTACTCCTCTCTCGGCTACTCCGCCAATACTATGGCGTGGGTGGTAGCAGATACGACGGTAGCTTACAACGGAATCTATCGGAAGTCTGGCGCGTCCGGCTCTGGCGCGTGGTCGCGCGTTGCCGACCTGCCATACAGCTTTATTGTGGCGACCAACGCCGGGGCTGGAACAGCGAATGCCATTATTGCCACGACATCAATTCCAGTCAGTGAAAGTGCGCTTGTTATTCTTCCGATCGCGGCGACCAATACGGCTAGCCCTGTGCGCGTGTCCTATAACGGCGGATCATTGCTGACCATCAAGTCAAACAATGGCAATGATATTGTGATTGGTGGGCTGGCTGCTGGAATGCATGTCACAGGGGTGATTGTAGGCGATGTGTTCCAGCTGGTCAGTGATCAGGTGAGTGCAGCTATCGCCGCTGCTGCCGAAGCTTCTGCGCAGGCCTCCCAGGCGTCGGCCAACAATGCAGCCACTCAGGTCACGAATGCAAGGGCTTGGTCCGATCAGGCGCAAGCCTATGCCGCGACCGCCAACCCGATTAACTTCGTGCCGATCCGTCCCAATTTGTGCCCGAACGGTGGCCTCGAAAGTGGCCTGGATGGCATTTCTTTGTGGAACAACGTGGATGGATATTATAATAATGGAAACCGATACGACAGTCCGATGTGGGGGGCGGTGTTATCGATAGGTTTGACCAGTGGCGCAACAACTTATCGGGTGCAATGGCCAAAATTTCCTGTTTCTGCAGGATCGACGTACACTGTTACAGGCGATGCCGTGCTATTCGCAACCGCTGGGAATGTGTTTTACCAATTAGTTTGGTTGGATGCGGCTGGCGTAGAGACATACGGCAGCACAAAGTTGCTCGGAATCGGACGTAACTTTTCGGATACAGCCACAGCGCGTCAAGACATGGCCGTTGCATCAGTTGCGCCCGCAGGTACAGTCCAAGCCTATGTTAGATGTGTGTTTGACGCCCTGACCGCTCCCGCAGCACTGCAGGTCCGCCAATGTAAAGTTGAGCATGGCACAATTCCGGCCAGCTTCTACAGCCAGTATGTACCACCCATTACCAGGATGATTGAGGTGTATCCCGAAATGTACGGGGTCAGCACGAGCAATACGGCTGCACTCAATGACATCGGGTGGGCACGTGTTAAGGCCGCGATTGAGGCTATGTCCGGATCGTATGGGGTGACCATACGCTTTCGCGCAGGCCTTTACAGATTTACGTCGTTGCCTTGGCCCAACCGACATTGCACCCGCATCCTTGGCGCAGGCCATGGCCTCAACGGCACGATACTTGAGTTCGCCAGCACCTCTGGCTTGCCAAACCCCATCACGATCACCGGATTGCAGCACTGCGCTATCCGAGACGTTTACATCCGACAGTCCATCCGTGTCGCAGGGTATGCAATCGTGCTCGATGGAGCAGCCTATGTCACGACGATTGAGCGTGTGCGGATTGACTACAGCCACAATGGCATCTGGGTAAAACATGCCTCTGAAACGGTGCTGCGGGACATTGAATATCGCTATCTGATCGGCTCTTACGGAACCCGATGCGGTGGTGCGACAGGCGGTTGCTACGGAGTAACGTTTGACAATGTCCGTGGCGACAACCCGTATCGCCCAAATCTGGAACCAAAAGTCAAAAAGGTTGGAACGGCAGTCAGGGTCAATTGGCAGCCCACACAGGCGTATGTTGCGGGCGAAATCACAGTTGCCAATAACGCTATCTGGCAATGTGTGGTCGCGGGAACAACAGGCAGCACATTTTCTCCTGCGATACCGGGCACGACGCCGACAGATGCGTTCACGACCAATGTCACCGATGGTACCGTGCAATGGGCATTCATCAGTCTCAACAACCTCGCTTGGTGTGTGCAGGACAGTTTTGCTTACTCCTTGCGACTGGATAAGTTGATTTCGTTGAATGGATCGCAGGGCTTCGCGATGCGTGACACGCTGGCGACAGGCTCCAGCTATCCAATGTGGTGCCTCGTTGGCTTTATTGAGTGTGACCATAATCATGCGATGGCCATTAATCTCGAAGCCGGTGAAGGGTTCTACACGTCACTTGTTTGGGCTGGATCTTGCCTGACAGGCAACGGCATAACCATCGGATCAGGTTTCCGTGGCGAGGTTGCTCTGAATAACGGCACGCGGGTGCACGGTAATTGGCAGCATGGAATTCTGCTCAACCCCGGTCCGGTCGCCACCTCAATCATTGGTGTGCAGGTTTCCAACAACAGTCAGGAAAATGTTGGAGTCTATCATGGCATTGCTGTTGTCGGTGGCTCGACTGACTTCACCATATTGGGTTGCGGCATTGGCGTCAGCGCACACATACAAGTCTCGCAAGGCTACTCGATATTTATCGGCGGCGGCTGCTCATATGGTCGCGTGGCTCTCAACCGCCTCAGAGGAGCATCGGTTGCCAACATCGATCAAGGCACAGGCCATAACGATGTGCAGTTCAGCATGAACTGACGAATGCCGCGATTTGACCATCCGTTTAAGCCGGGTGGTCAGGGTGCACCAAACACCCTAACGACGGGCCAGATTTGCGCTCAGACCCGTCCGACAGCACCACACGATAACCGTCGCACCCGTACCCTGCAGGGCCGGGTCTCTGTGACTGAGTCGTGAGATTTTGGAAATGGTAAATCGTGAAACGCTGCGTGATGTCCCCAACACGCAGCCTCCTGCCGCATGGATTGGCGGCAAGCGCACCCTTGCTCCGCTTCTGGTCAAGATGATCGAGACCGTGCAACACCAGACCTATGCCGAGCCATTTGTTGGCATGGGCGGTGTGTTCTTCAGGCGCAGGCAAGCGCCCAGGACGGAGGTGATCAATGACCGCTCCGGTGATGTGGTCAATCTGTTCCGTATCCTTCAGCGGCACTATCCGCAGTTTATGGACACGCTCAAATTCCAGATCACCAGTCGTCGCGAGTTCGAGCGGCTGCCAGCTCTACGATGGTTTACGCCGACAACTTCTAAACCAAAGGAACCCACACCATGCTTATCAAGAACTGGCGGAGCGTGCTTTTGCGCGCGTTGTCTATGTGGGCTGTCTATATCGCAACAGCCCTGCAAATCGCAGAAAACGCGGTTCCGTATGTGGCTGATCATTTGCCGTGGTGGCTGCCGGTCGGTGTCTTAATTTTATCGCCAATTTTCAGAATCATATCACAAGGAGGCTTAGATGCCGATCAACAAGATAACGGCAAGCAAGCGCGGTAAAGCTGCGCTTGCAGCAGCCATTGTTGCTGCGGGTGTTGGTGGATGGCAAACGTTCAAAGACAGCACGCCAGCTACCCCGCCGCCAGCCGTTGTGCTGGCAACGAATACCCTGATCATTCCATGGGAGGGCTTGGCTCTCAAATCTCATTGGGATCAGTTCGCAAAGATCTGGGATATTTGTTACGGCGAGACGCTCATCAATGGCAAGCCTGTCCAGCCAGGAATGAGCTTCACCAAGGCGGAATGCGGTGCCATGCTGAAGCGTCGCGTCTTCAATGACTATTACATGCCGCTGGTTCGCAAAGTGCCAAAATTTACAAACTTCCCGGTCTCTGTGCAGGCGGCGATGGTTTCTGGTGCTTACAATTTTGGGGTGGGCGGCATGATCGGTTCGCGCGCGATGGCGCTGGCACTTGACGGCAAATATCGTGAGGCTTGCGAAGCGCAAACAGCTTGGAATAAAGCGGGCGGACAGGTCGTCAATGGCCTCGTCAAGCGCCGCGAGATGGGGGATGCGCAGCGGATCGGTGAAGCTGAAGTTTGCGTTTCTGGGTTGACACCATGACAGCACTCTGGAGCAAGCCAGCAATCTACATCTATATAGCAATTGCCGCAGCGCTGGCCTTATGGGGCGCTTATATCCATGTGTACAACAACGGCTATGAAGCGGCAGAGCTGCACTACAAGGCAGAGATTGCCGCCAATGCCGCCGCCATTGCCGAAGCCACAGCCAACGAGCAGCGACGGCAGACCATAGCCAACAACGCCGCAAAAGCGCGTGAGGCGGCAGCCATTGCCGAGTTGGAAAAACAAGAATCTGAAAATGAAGAACTCAGACGGAGGCTGGCCGATGAAGCTATGCACGATCCTGATGCTGGCCGCCCTGCCTTTGGTGTTGGGAGCGTGCAGCGTATCAACAAAATTCGTTAGCAGCCCGCCACAAATCGCGATGCCTGATAGCAAGCTTCTCCGTGCTTGCGGCAAGCCGGTGGATGTTGGCACCGCGCCATTGACACAACAGCAAGCCGAGGATATGTGGATCACCGACCGATTGCGCTTGTTGGATTGTTACAGGCGTCACCTTGCTTTGACGAAATTCATCATTGACCGCGACAATGCGCTTATGGGGAACGCCGAGGGCAAGCCATGAGCGGACCTGAAATCATGGCAGTTGTCGGCTTTTTCGTTGCCGTTTCCGGCGCTCTATGGGGTGTGTGGTGGCGTGTTGAAGGACGTATCTCCGCAGCCAAGGACCGCGCCGACAAGGTGGCTGAAGATCTGGCGGCACATCGACTACACATTGCAGAAACCTACGTCACTAAGGCTGGGTTGCAAGAGCAGACTACCCAAATTATGCGAGCTATCGAGGGCGTTGGTTCTCGTATCGATGGCATGAATGAGCGGTTAGACCGCGCATTTGAACACCCGCACGTCACGCCATTGCCGCGTCGTCGTACATCCAGCGATTAACAAACTACCGATAGGAGTCAATCCATGGCTACCGAACTTCTTGCAACCGGATCAACGGCTGCCTCTTCTTCTGATCTAGTTGTTGCCGATGGCTCCACGGTTACTGTGGCACTCAAGGGCGACACGACTGGTGAAGCCTATGTACAGATCCTTCTCAAAGATGACGCCGGTGCTTACGCGGTCATTGGCGCAATTTCTCCATATCTGCGCGCCGTTGTGATTGCCGCGCCAGGCACATATCGCTTTACGCGCCGCGCTGGTGCGGTCTGCGGGGTGTTCAGTGCTTAAGACTCTGCTGTCCTCTGTTTTTAGACCGCCTTTACGGGTTAGTGTTAACCAGCCCGCCAGAGGAAACAAGTTTACGCCTTCCGCCTTCACAATGACGCAGCTTGCAACATCTGGTCGTATTTATCAGCGGTCAACAGCGTCTGGCGGGACGGCGGGCAGAGGCTACGGATCGATACCAGTCACGGTAAACGTAACGCAGGCTGGAAACATTAAAGCCCGCTGCCGTGCTGTATCGGATGGAACGACAATTTTGCAGGCACCATGGACGGCGGCAACGGTCTCTGTGGCTAACGGCGCTGTTTCAATCAACCGTGTGGCGGCAAGAGCGGAACAATTCTATCTAGATTTGTCAGCAGACGGCACGACGTGGCAAAATGGCACGGTTCCAATTTGGATGGGTCGTCTTGTTGGTGTGTCTGGTCAATCGCAAGCCGTTCGGCAAATTGCGAAGGTGTCAGCCTATGTTGGCACGATGGCAAGCCTTGGCGTCACCATTAGCCCGAACGGCGCGCTATATGCTGCGGTTGACGATACAAGCATTACAGTTGCCACGGCTGCATGGGCGTTACCATCCGATTCTGGACCGTATACCAGCACATTCGCCGCGGAGTTTCTGCGCAGACAAGTCGCGTCATATGGTGTGGCATGCGGTCTCGTTGGCTATGCGAAGGGCGATACCGCTATTTCCGACTGGGCAAGCGGAACAGCGCAACGCAATAAGCTTCTCGCGACACTAGATGCGGTTGGTGGGTTCGAGGCGTTCTATTGGCATCAAGGCGGCAATGACGCCGGGGCCGGAACGACGAAGGCAACGTACAAGGCGGCGCTCGACAACCTCTTTGCTGACCTTGCCGCGCATAATCCTATCTTTGGCACGAATTTCACGAAGTCCATCACGGCAATGGCAACACGGCTTGCGGCTGGTGCCGGGACCGTTGCGACCGTGCAGGCTATCCGTCAAGCGTCAAAAGAATGGGCAGCAGCGAACAGCGGAATTTACCTTGAGCCGCATGACCTCAACCTAGAAGACAGCGTGCATCAAGGCCAGCCGGGTAATATCGTTCTTGCGCAACACCTGCACCGCGCATTTGCCAGCAACGACATCGGCCCTTCGCTGGGCACGCCAACTCGTGCTGCCGGAAGTGCCGTCATTTCAGTTCCTGTTTCGCTGCCAACTGGCGCAACCTCGATCGTTCTGACAGGTTCGCCGCAAACGCGCTTTACGGTTTATCCATCTGGGACCACTACGGGTGCGCTCACTGTGTCATCGTTAGCGTGGAGTGCAGCAACGCAAAGCCTGGAATTGACGCTATCATCTGCTCCAGCGGATTCGCAGGCGTTAGACGTTTATGCGTTCTTGCATCCAGACCCAAGCGGCACGACTGCGAATGCCAATATGATCCGCGATGACCGCATGGAAGATGGTATCTCCGTTGGTCGATCTCTTGAGCCAACAACGGCTGGCCCTGTAGTTTGTGCGGCGGTTGGCCCTGCAACGGCCCCGGCTCAAATGTCTGCGCCAACTTTGGCCGCTATTGACGCTTCAATTGCGGTTACACGCGCTGCGGACCCAAGCAATGGCGGATCAGCGATCACAGGCTATGACCTGCGGTACTCTACCGACGAATCGACATGGACAACCGTTGCGATGACAACCAACCCGCATACTGTCAGCGGACTGACGAATGCAACACTGTACTATGTCCAGACGCGGGCGAATAATGCCATCGGTAATGGTGCGTGGAGTGCTTCGGCGTCCGCAACACCTGCAGCTGTAGTGAGTGCGCCGCTTTCTGATACATTCGCCGCGACAGATGGTACCAACCTTTCCGCCCATGCAGCCGACACCGGGCAGTCATGGACGGCTGTTGTCGGGACGATGCTTATTGCAAGCAATGAGGTTTACGCCTCTGCGTCTCCGTCAACATACCGTTCGTCTTATACGGCGGCATCCGCAAACGCCTATGTGCAAGCAACTTTCCGATTCTTGTCGAGCTTGGCAAGCTCTGCAAATTGGCTGCTTTGCCGATCCACTGCGACCAATACTTGGTATCAGGGCGGCTATCAGCAGGCAGGGGCAAGCGGTGAAGGCTATTATCTAGGCAAGACCGTGGCTGGCACCTTTACAGTCATTGGCTATTATGCTGCGTCTCCGACTGGTGATAAGGTTGTCAGGATCGAAACATCAGGTACCACGATTCGCCTATTGGTGGATGGCGCTCAAGTGATTTCGGCAACAGACTCGTCCATTACCGCTGCCGGTAATGCTGGCATCAGACAAGGTGGATCTAACGCTGCGACGACGACAACCGGCGTTCATATTGACAACATGACCGCTGGCATTTTATAACTTCTCACCAAAGCCCCGCCTGCCCTAACCGGCGGCGGGGCTTTTTTTGTTTTTGTGGTTGACAGTAGCATCGGCGTGTGCCATGCTTTAATAAGAAACCAGAGGAGTTTTGAAATGCCTTATATCGAACATCTGCATACGAATCCAAACGGCGAAAAAGTAACAATTTACATTGATGATAAATTCAACATAGCCACACTCGGCGCAGGGTCAAAAATCGGCGCAGGGTCAAAAATCGGCGCAGGGTCAAAAATCGGCGCATGGTCATCAATCGGCGAAGGGTCAAAAATCGGCGCATGGTCATCAATCGGCGAAGGGTCAAAAATCGGCGCAGGGTCAAAAATCGGCGCATGGTCATCAATCGGCGAAGGGTCATCAATCGGCGCATGTTCATCAATCGGCGAAGGGTCAAAAATCGGCGCAAATGATGAATGCAACCGTCCCGCCTATATGGCCCCGCTTCCATTTGGTCCGCGTGAGTACTACATAACCATGACCAATAAAAACATGGCAATCGGTTGTGAGTTGCACACTTTTGAGTGGTGGTGGCATGCATCTGATCGCGATATTCTTGCGCTAGACGGAAGAAAAGCGCTGGAATACTGGGCCAAAGCAAAGCCGCTCTTGTTTAGCGCGGCTAAAGTGTTTGGTTTTTTTGATGAAGGCATGAAAGCCGCGGAAATTGTGGGAAGCCATAACCAATCAGAAAGAGGAGATCAATTATGAAAAGCATTACATGCGCATTATTGGCAGCTGTAGTGTTGGGCAGCCCAACATCTGCACAAACGCCAGCAACCACACCACCCGTCCCAGTTACAGACGCCGCAACCGTCCGCATCACAGTGCCAGACGGCCTTGGTTCCGGCGTTTCACTCGGTAATGGCTTTATCATCACAGCCGCTCATGTGGTAGGCGATGTCAAGTCAGTCAAGGTGAAATCACGCGCTGGAACAGAGGTTGATGGCGCAGTGCTGTGGGTCAGCAAGGCGTATGACATCGCCCTGGTTAGGGCAGAACAGAGCTGGCAAGGCGCAAAGCTTGATTGCGGCGTTGCTCATGTTGGAGACCAGATTTCAGCAGTTGGCAATCCTCTTGGATTGGACTTCATAACGGCATACGGTCGTATTGCGGGCGATGCGCGTGAACAAGGGCCGTGGAAGTTGGTTTATGTCACAGACATGACGACTGTCATGGGCCAGAGTGGCGGCCCTGTGTTTTCAGCAAAAGGTGAGCTTATTGGAATCACTGTTGGCGTGATCAGCGCCCCAATGAAATTTAAGGAAGATTATATTCATTCTATTGTCGGCTTCGGCTTTATCGTGCCGTCGTCTGTAGTTTGCGAACTGATGGGCGGGAGGGTTTGATGGACACGAAGGAAGCGAAAAAGATAGCTAAGTCTTGGGGCTGGAAACTCGACGAGCTTCTTGAAGCACTGGAGAACGGCGGAACGTCACTAGACCCGGTGAAGAATATAAGCGCAACGCAAACAGCGCATGAAATCATCACCACGGCACTCAAGAGGGCAACACCATGACCCATTCCTCCCCAGTCTATCATCTTGATGGCGACAAGCCCAAAGCAGCCCGCCTTATCGTGCTCAACACATGCTGGCTTGCGTTCGTAGCATGGGCGGCAGCTATGGGCCATGTGCAGTTTGTGTTCACCCATGATGTGTCGCGGATCAGCTACGGCATTGCCGCAGTGCTTGCCATTGGCTTGCTGGCTGTTGCGTTAGGACGCACGGCTCACCTTGCGAGGTTGGAGGTCTGGCTTGTGACGCTTGGCCTGATCGGCAACGTCGTCGGTTTTATTCTTGCCCTGCAAAACATCGACACCGGCTCACTGTCGTCACCTGACGGCGTGCAGCGCGTTGCTGCGTCATTGCTTGCCGGGATGGGCGTTGCGTTCTGCTCGACGCTTGTGGGCGCTATCGGCGCGCTGTGGGTGTCTACGGTGGCTTGGGTTGTTGGTGAGAAGGTGGCTGTGTGATGGTGGAAATTGTTGACAAGCTACGGTCCCGTCTCGTTTTTCACGCGGACCAAGTGGAGCAGCTTGCTTTCGAATTGGCCTTTGAGTTGGAGGAGGCGAAGCTGGGCCGGAACGACCTAGTGTCCGTCAACCGCGATAAGTTGCGGGCTGTCGCGATACGCGTTCTTTCTCGCACATGCGCCAATCTTGAAGCGTTGAAATCTGAAAACGAAGATTTTCGAGCAGGCATCAAGCGCTTGTCGGATGAGGAAGAGTTTTGCGCAGAGACGACCGGCGACAACCCATTCTCAATGGTTCACCTCGCCGCCAAGCTTGCCGCCTCGGAACAACGCATCAAGGAACTTACAACCGAGCGGCACGTCCTATGCAGCATTGCATTCATCGGCCCTGATGATGTGGCCGAGGCGGCGTTAGAGGCTATCCGGGCAGTTCTATCCGCAGCGCCGGAGCCATCCCTATGACCGCCATCCTCACCCGCGACTTGCTCATGAATTTCTTGATGGGCCTAACTGCCCTTGTGATTCTAACGCTGGCGGCAATCAACCCCGCCAGCACAGAAACGCCAATGTCTCAACCGGGCAACCTTGTCGTCTCCGCGGCATGGCCCACCGGGCCAGACGACGTTGATTTGTGGCTTTCCGCACCGGGAGACCGCGGCATTGGCTACAGCAATAAATCCGGCAAGGTCTGGAGCCTGCTGCGTGACGATCTAGGCATCGCCAATGACACGACCCCATTGAACTACGAGTCCGCATTCTCGCGCGGACTACCAGACGGGCAATATGTTGTTAATGTGCGCTGCTATTCGTGCCTATCCGCCGTGCCTGTTTCTGTTGAAGTTCGCTTGGCAACGGGAGTGTTGGTTTGGAAAGGCACCGTCAATCTATCTGGCTACAAGGATGAAAAGACGGCGATTGCTTGGGCCATGCGGTCGGGTGCTGTTGTGACAGGCAGCGAGAGTTTTGTTTTTCGGAAAATTAGAGGAGGTGAGTGAATGGAATTTACATTAGCGCTAGCAGCATTTTGTGGGTTGATGTCGGTTAAGGCTGCGATTGGGAAAGACACATGGAATTGCGTTATTCAGGCATTCCTTTGCTCTTTTAATTTATGGGTGGCGCTCTCACGGTTGTTTGCATCATGACCCAAGCCCTAACCCTATGGCTAGCCTTCGTCCTAGCAGCCGGAACAATCGCCTTCTTCGGCACCAAGCGGCAGGCAATTGCATTTGCAATTGTCGCGATCCTCACAGCGCCAGCCACACTCTTGCCGCTTGGCCAGCCGTCACCACTCAGTCCACCAAAGGACGGCACGGTGCTCGGCTCAAAGATCGACATCGGGCGCGCTATCTATGTGCTGCTGGACGGGCCTACGCCGCGCTATTATGTCCTGCCGTATTCAGAGCAGACGGCCAAGGCGTTGCAAGATGCGCAGTCAGCAGCGGAAGGCTCTGGTGGTTCCGTCGTCATGCGAGCTGGTGAGGATGGCTCACCTGGCTTTGCAGAAGATGCGCCGCCGCCAGAGCCGGTCAAAGGCGCGGAACGCGCTGTTGTAGGAGGGTGAGATGGACTATAGCGAAAAAATCGTAGAAGAGCTATATGTGCTCAGTGCCGAATTTATTGTTCTAGCTATTGTGCTCGGCGCAATTTGCTATATTGTGAAAAAGCGGCTTGGGCCGCTAGATGAGGAGTGAAGTTATGAATGTGAAAGCTTTTCCGTCGGCAGCAAACGATCAGACAAAAGGGGTGGACCTGCGCGATTGGTTCGCAGGTCAGGCGATAGCCGCATTTATCGCTGGGAGCTTCAATATGCATGACCGTGGCGAAGACTTGTTAGACGAATCAATTGCGCTTGAATGCTACCAAATCGCCGACGCCATGCTCGCAGCCAGAAAAAAGGAATCCTAATGAAACAACCAATATCAGACGAAATTGCCAGACAGGCAGCGGAAGCATACGCCACCCACGGCACACAAACGGCAGCCGCTATTGCTTTAGGCTGGCCTCGCAAGACGCTTTGCAATCGACTCAAGGTGGCTGCGGAACGCGGCATGTGCGGCACGAAGCCAGTATTGCCGGGGTTCCGTATCAGCCAGGTGACGAATACACCGAAAGGCGACTTTATCCAGCAGAAGCCAGAGCGTGGTCCAGAATGGGAAACGCCAGATGGCCATAGCATCAAAGGCATTTCGGCGCTTGTTGATGCGGATGGGAGGACGATTCAGCAATGGGTGAAAACCACGCAGGCTGCGCAAGACCAAATGGCGGCTTTCCGCGCAATGGTTGAGGCTATGAAAGAAGACTTGCCGCGCGTCACGATGACGTTTCCGCCCGCAAGCTTTGAGTCCGACCTTTTGAATCAGTTCGTTGTGACAGATTCGCATTTTGGTATGTTAGCCCACCGCGAAGAGACAGGCGCTGATTACGATCTGAAGCTTGCCGAACAACTGTTGCTGGATTGGTTCGCCGCTGCTGTAGCGTGCGCACCACAGGCACACACAGCCGTTCTGGCTCAGCTCGGCGACCTGCTACACCATGACAGCCTTGAAAGCGTCACGCCAGCCCACAGGCACGTCCTTGACGCTGATAGCCGCCTGCATAAAGTTGTGCGGGTTGTTATCCGCACTCTTCGTCGCATCGTTGATATGCTGCTGCAAAAGCACAAGCACGTTCACGTCGTCATGGCGTCTGGCAACCACGACCCGGCGTCTTCCGTGTGGGTGCGCGAACTGCTGGCAACGATCTATGAAAACGAACCGCGTGTGACGGTTGACACAAGCCCTATGCTGTACTATTCATATGCGTGGGGTTCGACTGCGCTGTTTTATCACCACGGACACAAGCGCGGGATTAACAACGTTGACGCTACCCTTGCTGGTATCTTCCGCGAGTTGTTTGGTATGTCAAGACACGCCTATGCCCACATCGGCCATTTCCACAGTGATGAGGGGCGCAAGTCTGCCCTGATGTATGTTGAGCGCCACGAAACCCTTGCCGCGCCTGACGCCTATGCCGCTGGCGGCGGCTATCTATCGGGACGGTCCGCCAAGGTCATCACATACAGCAAAAGGTTTGGTGAAGTCGGCAGGAGCACGTTGCGGCCTGAAATGGTGTCTGGGCGGTATGCAGCTGCGAATGACAACACCAAAAAGGAGGACGCGGCTTGAACATCAGTATTGAAGTCAGCGGCACATTTGAGCCAAACGAGCCAGCATTCACCGAATTCATTGATCATTTCTTTGCCATCCAGAAGCAATCATTTGACGAGGACGGCGGGATGCATACGGCGGGAGTGCAGATGATGCTAGCCTACGATGAGGGGCAATTCACTGTCGAAGAACTAATGATGCCCGCCTAACTATACCACTTCCACCAACAAAGTATAACACCCCTGCCGTCACCAGCGGCAGTCACCACCAAGAGGAGAAATAACGAATGGATACAACAATCAGAGAACTGCAGCTTGCCCACGTTGCTCGCCAAGATGAATGGTGCGCGAACCAAAAACCAGACCTTTCTTTTCGTGGCAACGAAATGGCGGGTGAGGTCGGAGAGGCGTGCAACGTCATCAAGAAGCTGGAGCGTGAGCGTCAAGGGTGGCGGGGGTCGCGGGACACGGTTGACCATTTGGGAGATGAGCTTGCTGATGTTGTCCACGCTGCCATCCTTTGCGCTATTACGGCTGGAATCGATCTTGCACCATACGTCATAAGCAAATTCAACGATACCAGCACGAAGAATGGACTTGCTACCAAGATCGGCAGTGCGGCATGACAAAAAATTACGCAATCGCAGATTTGCACGGCAGGCATGGCTTGCTGACAAAGGCTATCGAGCGAATCGAGATGGGAAGCCCAACGGGTGGCACCATCGTTTTTACTGGCGATTACGTTGACCGTGGGCCATCAATCCAAGAGCTTTTGAAGGAGTCCGCCAATGTCGCAGCATAGTATTGAAGATACCTTCATGATTCCAGGCATGGGCGCGCAACCAGTGCCGCCACAGAAATATGTGGCTGCGAATGATAATGTTGTGCAGCCAAATGAAAAGCTGCGCCGCATGTTGAGTGGTCAGCTAACTGACGCGGAGAAGGAAGAGATTGATGAGGCGCTATCGGGGGCAAGCGGCTGGCTCGCCCGTGGCGTATTTATGGAACATTCCTGTCCAGATGAACTAATTTCCGTAGCAAGCGGTGGATATGCAAAGCCATCGGATTGCCGGCCTATTCTGAGTAGTGAATATATTTATGAACAGCGCCAGCCGAAAGTTGGCGAAGTATGTGCCAGCAACGGCGAGCTTTGCATTTTCGATGGAATTGACTTTGCGCCAATTGCAGCCACCCCACCCACTGAAACAAACCGTGGCCCATACGTCGCTACAGCATCTGGCCGCAAGTTCTATCCGCTAGACCCGCGACCAGATGAAACACACATCGAAGACATTGCGCATGGCTTGTCTATGTTGTGCCGCTATAACGGGGCTGTGAAGCGCTTCTACAGCGTTGCGGAGCATAGCGTGATGATTGCGCGCAGCTTGAGGCAATACGGCCCTGTCATACAGCTGTGTGGCCTTCTGCATGACTCCCCGGAAGCACTGTCTGGCTTCGGTGACATTTGCGCGCCGATGAAGGGAGAAATCCCAGCTATCTCCGATATTGAGAAGGATATCTATGTGCGGGCCGTGTCGGTACGCTTTGGGTTGCCGCCATTTATTCCACCGGAGGTGCACGAAGCTGACATGCGAATTCGCAGCAATGAAGTTCAAAACATGGCACCCATGGAATGGCACGCCGCATACAACAACCCGCTTGGCGTGACGCTTCAATACTGGACGCCGGATCAGGCGGAAGACGAGTTCTTGGCTGAGTATGTTCGGTTGGAACGGTTGGTTAGAGGAGTTGTGTGATGACACTAACTGAAAACCCACAATGGAACATCTGGCGAATAAAGAGTAAATATGCGCGCGCCTTATTCACTGTTTTTATCGTCACACCACTACTTCTTGTTGTCACTACCATAACCGCCTTCCTCGCTTTGATTGTCGGCGCTGCGCACGGAGCGAAATATGCATGGTACATATTCAGTGAGGTTGTTTTAGTGGACAACACATGGATTGGATATTGGCGCGCCATAACGCTTAGGGGGAAACCGTGAACCACTTCCACGTAGGCCAAGAAGTCGCCTGCATTGATGACACCACCTTTCCAGAGCAATGGCTCGGCATCCAGAAAGACAAGATCTACAAAATCCGCTGGATTGGCATGTACAAGAGCTATCTCGCTGGAGAGTACCTTGGCGTGCTGCTGGATGGCGTAACGCGCCCATGCCCACAGTTTGGCGACAAAGATGTGCCGTTCCGCGCAAGCCGGTTTAGGCCATTGGTGAAAGATCCGATTGCGGTGTTTCGTGGGTTGCTTGCTAGTGGGCCGGATTTGGCGAAGATTAAGAAGAAGGAGGCAGTATGAGCACGATGATTGAACGGGTGGTAAAGGCTATCCTTAAGGCTCAATTCTATGATTGTGAGCCTAATATGTACGAAAGCCTAGATGAGTTTTATCGCACGATAGATGATGAGCACATAGAAGCAGCAAGTTACATGGCGCGGGCCACCATTGAGGCGATGAAGACCGCCATGGAAAACGACATTGATTGGGATGGGGATGCAGTTCGCACCTACGTTGCTGGAATCGACGCAGCACTAAACGAGGAGACAAGAAAATGAAGATTGTTGTTGATTACATCGGCGCTGGCATTGCTAGCGACAATAGGCACGCACAAGACATAATGAAATCTCTTGGAATAAGCTATTCTTCGTATCGGACTCAATCAGTCGCTGATTGTTGGATTTTTGAAGGGTGCTCCAATATTCCAAAGGAGTTGCCAAGCTATGTCCGCGTCATTCAAAAGCCATGACGGAAAGGATTGCGGCAGCCGCCATACAATACGGCGCAACAATTAGCCTTCCTCCGCCGGCAAGGCATCACACAATAATCCAGACAATGGATCTTGAAATGGGTGTTGGTGGCGCAAGCGCGACACCAGATAGGCAGGGGTTCATCACAGACAAAGGCCGCTTCGTGAACCGTGTCGAGGCGTTTTATATCGCGAGTCAATCCGGTCAAATCGTCAATCAGGCACAAGGGCCGCAACTTTATTCGGAGGATCTATGGTGATGACACTACAAGACAAAATCGCAGCAACAGCCGACAAATGCAAAACAGTTGCGGAATGCGCGCTGCAAGAATTCAGCGACAACTTCACGCTTGCCGCCGTATCGCAAGACGATGGCTGCCTAGCTGCAATCCCATCGAACCCGTCATACATCCCACCAGAACTTGAACCACTTGCCGCAGCTATCGGCAAGGCCCCGGCCAACGACAACACGGACAGCTTCTTCGACCGCGCCATGCGTGCGCCTTGTGGTGCTCCGCTGCCAAACGCACGCCGCGACATTAAGATGCATATCGTCAATGAGGCGGCAAGAGTTGTTACCGGAGCGCGCAGGAAGGACTACGGCACCCCAGAAGACAACTTTGAGCGAATTGCCAAATTCTGGCAGGCGTATTTTGAAAACACCGGGCGCGGATCTGTAGCAATTACCGCGCAAGACGTTTCGCCAATGATGCGCCTTATGAAAGAGGCGAGGCTGTGTGAATCGCCGAATCACCTTGACAGCTTTGTTGATATTGTCGGATACACGATGACTGGAGCAGAGGTGAATGGCGTTGAGGTGGCGGGGTGATCGATCTTCCAGTGTACTATATGCCTATGCCAGTAAATGAGAATGGCGATGGGCCAGCATTTGGCGATGAGGTATCGCGCATCATTCACGAAGTATGGGACCCGCATTGCAACACAATCTGCACCGCCCCCACAGAAGAACTAGCGCGTTTCATTGCAGATACCATCATGAAAGGAAAATTGCCAGATGTCAGTTGACCTAGATGAACTTGACGACCTCATAAGCAGATACGTGTTTAGCGCAAATTTTGATGGCGACACAAGAGAGGAGAGCGATGCTATTCACGAATGGGTGCGCGCAGCCGTCCTGGCAGAGCGCAAGCGGTGCGCTGAGACTACAGACAAACATCGAAACGACCTTACGGCAGGAGGTGAGGTCAGGCTGGTCGCGGCTTACATCAATCGCGAAATCATGAAAGGAGAGTACATCAATGTGGAACGTCAGAGTGGTTCAAAGAAAAGCAGTAACGCGACATATGATGAATATGCCTTAAAATACGGAGCACGATTCAAGCTATCACCGCCACACAACACCAACCCCGCCACTCACCACGGCGGGCTTTTCTTTTAACACTCTTGCGGTTTGCAAATGTAATATCGCATAATGCTCCGCGATGATTCATAAGACACCCAGTTTGTATCTAGCCAACGCACACCATTGAATTAAGACCTGATTTGTAATCAGGTGTAAGTCTGTAATTGGCGATTTTGCGCTAACTAAATATCAATGACTTAGGTAAAGCAAAACCGGCAGTTTGCAATAGCAGGCTGCCGGTTTGTTGCGTCAAGAACTAAGGTTTTTGGGTTAGTTTTTGCTGTGCTCTTCCAGTTTCAAAATAGCCTGCTCGGCCAGTTGGATCTTCCCGCCTAAATAGTGCGCGTCGAGAATCGACTCCACGTCCTTCAGGCTATGACCTGTGATTGACGCGATCTGCGCTGTGCTGCATCCAGATATAGCCAGCCGCGTGACAGCCGTGCCGCGCAAGTCGTGGAACGTCAAGCCAACAATTCCGGCAAGTTGCGCCGCCTTGCGCCATGACGCCTTAAAACCGTCGCTTGTCCATTGCTTGCCGCGTGTCGTCGTTAAGATCGTGCCGGCGTTGCGAGGTAGTGCGTCCAGCATTGTCCTGATAGGCGCTGCAAGTGGCACAGCCACACGCGCTTTTGTCTTGCCTTGATGCACTCGCAAAGCGTGACCGTCATAGCTTGACCACTCGGCCTTGAGCAAGTCACCTTGCCGCTGTCCAGTCCACAAGGC